AAAACACCTTTTCAGGTTCTGAAATCCTATTCAAAGGGATTAAGACCTCATCAGGTAACCAAACCGCTAACTTAAAGTCTTTGCACGGTATTACTACCTTCGTAGGTGATGAGATGGAAGAATGGCTATCAGAGGAGGATTATGAGAAACTAATACTTTCAATCCGTCAGAAAGGAATACAATTGCGTGTTATCCTCATTCTGAATCCCTCCAATGCTGAGCATTTCATTTATAAAAAGTATATCGAGCAAACACATAAAATAGTAGTTATTGATGGTGTAGAAGTGCAAATATCCACTCATCCTGATGTTTTGCATATTCATACGACCTACTTTGATAATAAAGAAAACCTCAACGAGCAGTTTTTTAAACAGATTGACGAAATCAAAGCCCAAAGCCTCGCACAAGCTACTGATGAGCAAGGAAATTTCTCTCAATCTATGTTCAACAAAACCAAATACGCCCAAAAAATCATAGGACGCTGGGCAGATGTATCCGAAGGGGTAATATTCACCGATTGGGAGATTGGAGAGTTCGACACCTCATTACCCTATGGATACGGACAAGATTACGGATTTTCTATTGACCCTGATACACTCATCAAAGTAGCGGTGGATAATCGTAGCAAAATCATTTACATTGATGAAAAGTACTATAACAACAAGCAATTATCCTCTGATGGACTTTATCAGCTCAATAGCACTTTGATAGATCACCCTGACGACCTTATCGTCGCTGATAGTGCCGAGCCTCGTCTGATTGCAGACCTAAGAGATAAGGGGCTAAATATTGAACCTTGCGAAAAAGGAGCAGGTAGTGTATCAGCAGGTATAACCACTATGCTCAATTATAAGTTAGTAGTAACACCTGAGAGCTTCAACGTGATGAAAGAGCTAAAAAATTACGCTTGGAATGACAAGAAAGCAGGTATCCCCATAGATAACCACAACCACGCCATAGATGCCATTCGCTATATCACAATGAAGCTACTAAGTGGCACCAATAACAACCTATATCAACTCGCCTCAATGATTTAGCAGGTAGCACCTGCGGGCAATTATTTTATAATAACTTATACTATGGACAAACAGACAATGACACAAGAAGAATTCAAACAAGGAGTAACATTAATAGATATTTCTACTTATCAGCGTCAGTATGATGTAAAAAAGCACGAAATACTAACTAATAAGCACCGCTATCCTGACCCTGAAATAATGATACCACTTACTGACGAAGTGGGTAATCCTCTTTTAGATAGTAAAGGAGATAAGAGATTTGAAAAACGTACTCGCTCTCTCAATCGTATAGGCTTACCCTATCAAAAGCGTATCGTTGAAATAGCTACGATGTTTCAAACGGCTATACCTTACAAGTACACTGCTGAAGATAGTAAGCTGTTTTCTGCTTTTAAAGAGGTCATCAAGTCAAATAAAATGAACTTTTCAGATAGTAAAATATGTACAGAGGTAAAGCGATACACTCAAGTAGCTGAGTTGTGGTATACAGAAGAAGAGCAAAACGAACAATACGGTGTGCCTTCTAAATTCCTATTGCGACATAAAGTACTATCTCCTGAAAAACACAAGCTATATCCATGCTTTGACGATAATAACAACCTTATATCGTTTGCTATAGAAAGCACTACCAAAGATAACAAAAAAACTATTTTACAAGGATTTACTAATGAGGAAGTGTATACTTTCACTACTGAAAATGGACAAACTACTACCGAAGTAAAACCTAATATCATAGGAAAAATACCTGTAGTACTATACCAACAAGACAAACCCGAATGGGATAGTGTACAACATCTTATTGAGATAGCAGAAGAACAACGCACTTATTTTTCTGAAAGTAATAAGAAGTTCGGCGAACCTATCCTAATGATAGCTGGTAAAGTAGAAGGAAAGACAGCCACCAATAACACCGGCGGTAAAGTATTCGAGGTCACAGACGGGGGTAACGTGCAATTCGTAGTGCCTCCTAATGCCAATGAGAATTTTGACCGCGAAATGACAATGAACCGCCGTGATATACACGAGTTTACCCACACCCCCGACCTTTCCAATGAGTTCTATGCAGGCAAAGGCAATATGCTTTCAGGAGTAGGGCGCAAACTCGCTTGGCTACCTGCTCACCTCAAAGTAAAAGACAATGAGGCTATATTTATTCCTGCCCTACAAAGGCGAATTAATATCATTTTAGCTTTCCTTTCTAAGATGTATGTTGCCTTTGAAAAAGAACTAAAAGATATAGATATTACCCCAATCATCACTCCATTTGATATTGACGATGATACTGAAATGATACGTACCCTTATGGAAGCTAACGGAGGAAAACCGCTACTATCTCAACGAGAAGCTATGCAACGTTTCGGTATTACAGACCCTGAAGCCCAATTAAAACAAATCAAAGACGAGGAAAATAACAATCTTAATGAAGCAAGCATCTAATGAACTACGATAACGAACATAGAAAACACCTACTCGCTTACCTACAACAGATAGAACGTTTATTCTATCAGTGGGTAGGCTTTTCTGTGTCTTTAGCTCTCAAAACTGATTTCAAGGAGCTTATTGCAAGTACATTATTTGCTTTTTCAAAAAACAAGAAAGGTAAAGCCTTTGAAAAGGAATTGGCTAACTTCAGCAACCAATTAGACCAAATCATAAAGCAAGGTATCACCAAAGAATGGGCTTTTGCTAACCTCAAGCAGGATAAGCTACTAAGAGAAGGACTAACCAAGTATCAGAACTTAGAAGCTCTTGAAACCTTTAAGAAACGTAAGATTAAAGATTTTACCGTTTCCGACCGTGTATGGGACATTGCTAAAAAAGCACAAACAGAATTAGAACTCGCCCTATCTGTATCCTTAGAAGAAGGCAAAAGTGCCGTTCAGCTAAGCCGTGAAGTACGCAACCTATTGAACAACCCCACTGCTCTATTTCGCAGGGTAAGGGACAAATACGGCAATCTTGTACTAAGTAAGAACGCCCAAAACTATCACCCTGGGCAAGGAGTTTATAGAAGTGCCTACAAAAATGCTTTGCGCCTTGCCAGCAACGAAATCAATGTAGCCTATAAGTCCGCCGATTGGTTGCGCATACAGCAAAACCCTGATGTAGTAGGATTTGAAGTACGCCTATCCCCACAGCACAAAGTATATGATATGTGTGATGAGCTGAAAGGTAAATATCCTAAAACTTTTAAATTTCACGGCTGGCACGTAGGCTGTAAGTGTCATATTATTACTATCCTTAAGACTGACGAAGAACTTATCAAAGAACTCAAAGCCGATGAAACCCTACCTCCTGAAAGTTCCTCTAATTACGTGGGTGATGTACCAAGCAATTATAAGCAATGGGTAACTGATAACAAAGATAGATTCAAAAATTGGAAAACAAAGCCATATTTTATTGAGGCTAACAGAAATGATAAGGATATATTACAGAAGTTATTAGAAGTATCAAAGCCTTTCCAAAAAAGTACTTATGTCTCTTTTGAACCTTTTTCACCTGTGATTGTTGAGCATTTAAAGAAGATAAAACACAATGCCGATAAGCAAAAACTATTACAGGAGATCATAGACGATAACAGGGCGAAACTCGTCTTTCAGAACGAAACAAACTGGGCTAAGACTGTTATCTTTGACCTACATAGAGGTAAAGGAGAAAGTCTAAATAACACCTTAGCAATGGCAAAAGCACTTAACGAGAAAGGCAAATCAGTAGCTCTATTACCTGAGTATGATAAGATTAGCAGTGCTGATGCTATTGTGGAGTTCAAAGAAAAACTAACCATAGCCGATTTTAAGTATCTAAAATCAAAAAAGATAAACACCCTACAAAAAGAATTATATGAAGGATTTGAGCAGGCAGGAACTATTGTGTTAAAATTAGAAAATGGAAATACTGATTTATTTGTTCAATCTATTGAGTATTTAAAAAGGAATGAAAGAAAAATTGGTGATTTGATACTAATAAACAAATATGATAACATATTGGAGTTATCGTATAAAGACATTAATTTAGGTAAATACAGAAAACTAGTAAAAGG